TTTGGATTCAGGATGACAGTTGAAGAAACTGTATCTGAATTGGAACACATTGAATTCTGCCAAATGCACCCCGTCAACACCCCAAAAGGATATACCATGGTACGAAACATACGCACAGCGTTAGCCAAAGACACAATGACAGTATTGCCCGTAAACAACGAAGGATCCGCAAAAGCGTGGTTCAAGGCAATCGGCCAGTGTGGACTGAGTCTAACTAGCGGCATACCAATGATGCAGTCTTTTTATCGTATGTATGATAAACAATCAAACAAAGTCACCAATGTAGATAAGCATGGTGCAATGCAGACAGGTATGGCAATGTTAGCACGTAACATGACACACACGTACACCGAACCAACGGCAGAAACCCGATATTCTTTCTGGTTGGCATTTGGGTTCACTCCAGATGAACAACGGGCGTACGAAGAAAAGTTTGATAACTACCTAGTTGATTATAGCAAGATTGTGCCGGCTGATTATAATACAGTCACACATTTTGAGTTATAATCAAACACAACTGGAGACCCACTCCAACATCAACATTGAATGTCAATTAGATATCACGGCAAATATTGTGGACCTGGATGGTCCGCTGGGAAATACCAGCAAAGTGTTAATAGCAAAGTACCACCAACTGATGAATTCGACGCCACGTGCAAGATTCATGACGGTGCTTACGCACACCCTACAAACAGCAAAGCAAGAAGCAAGGCTGATGATGAGTTCTATAAGCAGAACATTGGTAAGGGCCCGAAGAGGGCTATCGCGGCGTTGGCGGTTAAGGCAACGTCAAAGATTATGAGGGCACAGGAAGCAAATCCCGAGGGGCGTAGGTTCAAGGCAAATAAGCCAAAACCCGCAACTCATCATTTGCGCGGCACCAAACTCAAACCAAGAAAGAGATCAGCAGTAAGTAGAGCGCTAGCGCGACTTAACCAGCGCCAAAGCCTAGCACACATGGGCCATATGATTAATTCAATCACTAACAACAAATTAATCGCGACCCCAAGTCAAACAATGCCAAGAAACAATAAGAATAAGTTTAAAAGTAATAACAACGTAACCAAAGCCGCAGTAGCAACAAGCCAAACTGTGCGAATCAGCAAGCCAAAGATGCGCAACACAGCGAACACCACGGTTGTGTCCCATAGAGAATATGTTGGGCAAGTCAACTCAAGTTCGTCC